ATGACAGAAACTTTTTTTGACAAACCATTGGCTTGCCGAGAAATCAAAGAAATCCCAGGCTTACTAGAGTTTGATATTCCTGTTCGTGGGGATAATCGTGGCTGGTTTAAAGAAAATTTCCAAAAAGAAAAAATGTTGCCAATTGGCTTTCCAGAACGTTTTTTTGAGGAAGGAAAACTACAAAATAACGTTTCTTTTTCACGTCAGCATGTGCTGCGTGGACTTCATGCTGAACCTTGGGATAAATACATCTCAGTTGCTGATGATGGCAAGGTTTTAGGAGCTTGGGTTGATCTTCGTGAGGGAGAGACTTTTGGAAACGTCTACCAGACAGTGATTGATGCTTCAAAAGGAATGTTTGTTCCTAGAGGGGTTGCTAATGGCTTTCAAGTTCTTTCAGAGACTGTCTCTTACAGTTATCTTGTCAATGACTACTGGGCTCTTGACTTGAAACCTAAGTATGCTTTTGTAAACTATGCTGACCCAAGTCTTGGGATTACTTGGGAAAATCTAGCAGCTGCAGAAGTTTCTGAAGCAGATAAAAACCATCCTCTTCTTAGTGATGTCAAACCACTGAAACCAAAAGACCTATAGGGAAACAACATACTCAGATGATTGGGATTAATCATTTGAGGTGGATATGAGGGGAGTTATTCTTCTCTACTTCAGGTAACAAGTAATAACTAAAAATGATGAAAGGAAAGTTCAGTTTCTCTCTTTGAGCTGAACATGGGACTCAAATCTTAGAAAGCAATGTTTTCTTAGACCTAAAACGTCTTTGTTAGAGTCATTACTTTTAATAGATTTTTTCGGAAACGAAAGGTCCCTTTATATCTTATGTATAAAAATATTATCGTAACTGGTGGAGCTGGTTTCATCGGATCTAACTTTGTGCACTATGTCTACAATAACCACCCAGATGTTCATGTAACTGTCCTTGATAAATTGACATATGCAGGTAACCGTGCTAACATTGAAGCTATTCTTGGTGATCGTGTTGAGTTAGTTGTTGGTGATATCGCTGACGCTGAATTGGTAGATAAATTGGCTGCCAAAGCGGATGCTATTGTTCACTATGCGGCTGAGAGCCACAACGATAACTCATTGGAAGATCCAAGTCCATTTATCCATACAAACTTTATCGGAACTTACACTTTGCTTGAAGCAGCTCGTAAATACGATATCCGTTTCCACCACGTGTCAACTGATGAAGTTTATGGAGATCTTCCACTTCGTGAAGACCTTCCAGGACAGGGTGAAGGACCAGGTGAAAAATTCACTGCTGAAACAAAATACAATCCATCATCACCTTACTCATCAACTAAGGCAGCTTCTGACCTTATCGTTAAGGCATGGGTACGTTCCTTCGGTGTGAAAGCAACCATTTCAAATTGTTCCAATAACTACGGACCTTACCAGCACATTGAGAAATTTATTCCTCGCCAGATCACCAATATTTTATCAGGCATCAAGCCAAAACTATACGGTGAAGGGAAAAATGTCCGTGACTGGATTCATACTAATGATCATTCTACAGGAGTATGGGCTATTTTGACTAAGGGTCGTATCGGTGAAACATACCTTATTGGTGCCGACGGCGAGAAAAACAACAAGGAAGTTCTTGAATTGATTCTTGAAAAAATGGGTCAACCAAAAGATGCTTATGATCACGTAACTGACCGTGCTGGTCACGATCTTCGTTACGCTATTGATTCTACAAAATTGCGTGAAGAACTCGGCTGGGAACCACAATTTACAAACTTTTCAGAAGGTTTGGAAGAAACTATTAAGTGGTATACAGAAAATGAGACATGGTGGAAAGCAGAAAAAGATGCTGTAGAAGCCAAGTATGCTAAAACTCAAGAAGTGATTAAATAAAACATTAAAGAGCCTTGTCATATCAACGTTTGTTGAAGATGTCAAGGTTTTTTCTTGTGTTTTGGGGCATTTTTGGGGCATATTATAGCCGATTTAAGATGTCGACGACTTCATTTTTCATGCTTTTCGTGACGTGGGTATAGATTTGTTGAGTAGTTTTCGAGTCAGCGTGTCCAACTCTATCCATGATAGTTTTTAAGGGCACTTTGTTTTCTGCAAGGCGACTCACCAGGGTATGACGGAAGATGTGGCTGGTGAGTTCTTTTTGAATCGGTTTTTCTAGTCTCTTATTTGCCGCTCTGATAGAGGTGTTGAGGGCGTTGTCTTGAATAGGAACGCCATTTCTGGAAATGAAGATGTAGCCCATGTCCTTGTAATTAGGATTAGTATTTTTTTCAAGAGCATTAATTTTCAGTATATCCTGAATAATTTCTTTTTCACGTTTGGTTATCAATGTTTCACGCCAACTGGAATTTGTTTTAGGGGTGGTTTTGATAGCGTTTCTATAGCCATTTGAGGTGTAGTCAAGAGTTCCGTGGATTTCAATGATATCATTTTTGATATTGTCTGGCTGTATAGCTAGAGCTTCTCCAATGCGGCAGCCGTTTAAGCTCATAAATTCTGCCAGATAAGCCATTTTAATCGATCCTTTACGTCTATACATTTCATCTAATAGCCTTTTGAGTTCATCTTTTTCTAAAAACTTCTGGGCAACGTCTTCAAAGTCTTTGATGGTCTTAACAGGTTTTGCGAGTTGGGTACTAATAACTGGATTGATTGAGACATACTCTAAAGCGATAGCGTAGTCGAAGGTTTGTTTGAGCAGCTGCCGTGCTCGTTTACGTTTGTCATAACTACCTGGTATTTTGTCGATAATACTTTGCAGGTATTTCGTGGTTACCCTGGCAATCATCACTTCTGGATCAATTAAGTTTCGCAATTCTCTGATTCTAAAATCAAGAGAGCGGACAGAAGTTGATTTGAGTGATTTCTGATGATGTTCCCACCATTCGTTCATGACATCTAGTAGGTAGGCATCGGTTGTGGTAAGACTTGTTAAGATTTTAGATATTTTTTCGTCAAGATATTTTTTGGCTTCTTTTCGTATTCGTGGCGTGTCTTTTTCCATAAGGACAGAAGCTCTGCACCACTTGCCAGTATACGGGTGTTTGTACCGTTCTACAAAATTTACTTTTCCACTTTTGTGTTTTTCTGACCACATTGTTTTTTACCTCATTTTCTGTTAAAATAGGTATAGTAAAGAGACCTACTGCAAAGCAGGTTTTTACTATACTAGATTTGCCTCGTGCTTCGCTTTGGTCGGTTGGAGCGTGGGGCTTTTTTTAGCTATTGTATAAAATATCTATTAATTTTATAGTGTCATCTTCAAATTTATCTCTATATTCAAGTAATCTTTCTTTTCCTTTTGATAGGTTATTTTGTTTTCCTTTTTCTGTTTTTAGCACATTTGCTTTTTTGATATTGTCAAAATAATATCTTTTAACAAATTCTTCTTCGATATTTAGCTTTTCGTTTGTGAGCCTCTCTAAGCCTTTCTCTAAGTCATCTCCACTCGCGTTTATAAAGTCATACTTACTTATTTCTACCGCACGTTCAAGGCTATATTTAGCTGTATCCAAGTTGTTAAAAAATGTGTCTGGGTTAGTTGTGTCATTAACAATAGTCATGCTTTGATTGTACAAAAACAATTTATGTTCGCATTCGTTGACTAAATTAGTTAACTCTATTTCTTTTCGCTTTACTTCTGATTTTTTCTCTTTTTTTGGAGATTTAAATAAGTCCAAAAAAGAATGATTTTTGCTGGAATTTAAATCAATACCAGATAATCCACCAAAAGTTGTTTTTTTATAGACTTTGTTATAAATAGCTTTTTCAGGGTCTGTTATCAAACCAACGCCTTTTTTATCATACATTGGATTAATAGACTTTTTAAGTGATCTCTTAATTTTACCTGTTGTCCTAGCTTTAATGGATTTTTTTAGACTAGGTGTTCTCAATCCTATTTTCATATCAACCCCCTAAATCAAGCGTGGAATTTTTAGTTATTATTGATTTTTCTGAGTTCATCCAAAATTTCTTGGTTTTGACTAATCAGTATCCAATTTTGTTCCACTAATGCTGATAAGTACGTAACTTTTACCTGTTCCTCAGCTTTTGCAAAACTCAAAGCCATGCCTGCTTAAAAAAATCCGTTACCAGCCAAATCATTAATCACACGTCTTACTTGCACGTTGGATTTTTCGTTCAAGTTGTCAATTCCACGTTGAGATAAATATTTTTGTATTTTTTGTTTTTCTTCTCTGGATAATTTTTCTCCGCCGAATATCGTCATAATAATCTCCCTAAATTAACTTCCTAAATTCGTCTTGGATCATTTCTTGTCCCCAAGAAGTTGATATTTTATAATGATTTGCAAATTTTAACCAGTCGAAGCTATAAATATCATGGTCAGAGAGATAATCTTTTATTAATTCTCTGACCATAAATCTGTCAGCTTGATTTTCATATTTAAGCAGTAATCTTTGGTACTGTTTTGGGTCATGTTCTATGTGTCCCAATTCATGCAAGATTACTTTTTTCCTGTCTTTTTCAGACAGGTTTTTATTAACATAGATTATTCGATGATCAGGATAATAAAATCCTGACCTATCCCACATTGTGTCTGGGAACTCAAATAGTTTTATGTTGTACTGATTAAGTATCTCATCTATCTTCACCATTTCCGACCCCTAGCGACAATTTAATAATAGCTTCGATTTTTTCGACATCGTCATCAGATAGTGGTTTGCCATCAAACATAACAACGCGCTCGCGTAGATTCGACAGATCGATGGTTTGTGTCGGAGAGTTTTTAGGTGTCACTCCAATGATATGTTCTGGTGTCGTTCCTAAAGCCTTAGCGAATAAGTTGGCTCTATCTAGCGGGAACTTTCTTGCTTTATTAAAGTATAATGATACACCTGATTTTGACATGCCGACCTTTCTGGAAAGTTCACTTATCGAGATACGCTTCTCTTTTCTGATATTATCCATCAAGTCAATTATTTCGTCGTTTGTACGCATTTATTTTGCCTTTCTTCTATTAACTGTCTAAATTATACCACCGTTCTCTTAAAAGCACAAGCGTTCTTTTGAAAAAACTTTTTTTATTTTTTTGATTAAAAGTGTTGACAATAAAGAACGTTGTTGATATACTTATCTTGTTCTTTAAAAAGAACGAAATAAAAAAACAAATTAAGAGAGGAGCAAGTATGGCAGTAGATTATTTACGCGTTAAAGCAGAACGCATTGCCAGAGGCTACACGCAAGACTATATGGCTAAGCAATTAGGATGGTCTGATCGAGCTAGATATGCAAAACGGGAGAATGGTTTTGTATCTTTTGATGCTGATGAATTAGCAAAAGTTGCTGAAGTTTTAGGCATTTCAAAAGATGATATTGGAATTTTTTTTACATACAACGTTCGCTAAAGAGAACGATTATTTGTTTTAAAAACAAAAAAACGACTGCTGGAACAGTCGCTAACTAAATTAATTTACTTAATTATATCACAAGGAGATCACTATGGACAATATCTTAATGAGTTTGTCCGACTGGATAAAAGAATTTATTGAAAAAACAGTTAACAAATTAGTCCAAATGAAGTTAGACGAACTCAATGCAGAATTATGGACCAGAGAAAAAGTAGCAGAGAGGCTTAACATGAGCCCCGGCACTTTTGACAAATACTACAGACACGACAAAAATTTTCCAAAGGAATTGCCAGCTGTCCGTTGGAAAAAAGCTGAAATCATAGCTTGGCTAAATAACAAATAAGACTTTTGGACGAGATCGAGGAGAAATAACATGAAACTATTAGATTTTATTTTTACAAAACCAAAAAAACAGGAAAAATCAAAATGGACGATTGAAAACAACGGTTGGGAAGCTAATGCACGTAGATATAACCAAAAGCACGGTTTACCTGCTAAACAAATTTAGTAGGAGACGGATAACATGAACAGAATAAAAGAGTTGCGCAAAGAAAAAGGCTTGACTCAGCAAGATCTTGCAGAAGAAATATACGTGCATTATAGGACGATCCAACGCTGGGAAAATAAACACAAAATTGCGCTTGATCAAGCGCAATTACTAGCAGATTATTTTGATGTATCAGTCGCTTACCTGCTCGGATATAGCGATACTACAAAAGATAACAAAGATTTTATCACAATATCTGTCAAAGAGTACAATGAGCTTAAAAAACGATCAGATGTTTTAGATGGAGTTATTGAGACGTTAAAAGACAAGAGATGCGAAAGCTATTTTTGAAGAAGGGAGATAACATAATTTTGAGGGTCCAAGCTCTGCTAGGGCAAGAGATCGACAAGCTACAAAATAAAGTCATAGCTCTGACAAGAGAAAACGATAGACCGAAAGCTGAAAAGTGGCAGTTAAAACGTAGAAAGAGGAAATAACATGGCTTATTTATACGAATTAGAAGGCATTTACGCACAATTACAGTCAATGGATTTAGACGAAGAAACATTTCAGGACACGCTGGACAGTATTGATTTTCAGGCGGATTTAGAAAACAACATTGAATATTTTGTCAAAATGTTAAAAAATGCTCAAGCTGACGAAGAAATGTATAAAGCTGAAAAAGAAGCTTTTTACGAAAAGCAAAAACAAGCGCAAGCTAAAATTGATAAATACAAAGAGACGATACATTTAGCAATGGCTTTGTCTAATAAGAAAAAAGTAGATGCTGGAATGTTTAAAGTGTCGCTACGAAAAAACAAAAAAGTTGAGGTGCTGGACGAAACAAAGATTCCTCTCGAATATATGACCGAAAAAATTGAGCGGAAGCCAGATAAAAAAGAATTAGCTAAATTACTTAAAACTGGTCAAGAAATTGCTGGAGTTGAGTTAATTGAAACTGAAAGTTTACAGGTAAAATAGATGAAAATCACTAAAGCAACAGAAATAAAAAATAATGATAGTTGTTATTTAATCTATGGTAATCCAGGGTTTGGAAAAACATCAACTGCAAAATATTTGCCCGGAAAAACTATTGTAATCAATATTGATAAGTCGGCAAAAGTCCTTAGAGGGAACGAAAATATTGATATTGCGGATATAGATACGCATAAAATTTGGGGAGAGTGGTTAGACACAGTAAAAGAGTTACTAAATGGAGCAGCGAATGATTATGACAACATCGTTATAGATAATGTCTCCGAGTTATTTAGGGCTTGCCTAGCGAATCTTGGGCGCGAGGGTAAAAATCATCGTGTGCCAAGTCAAGCTGATTATCAACGAGTTGACTTTACTATTTTAGATAGTCTGCGAGCGCTACTGCAATTAAATAAACGCATTGTATTTTTAGCTTGGGAAACCTCTGATCAATGGACTGACGAAAACGGAATGATTTATAACAGAGCAATGCCAGATATCAGGACAAAAATATTAAACAACTTCCTTGGACTTACAGATGTTGTGGCTAGATTGGTCAAAAAAACTACAGACGATGGGGAAGAAGTGAGAGGTTTTATTTTACAGCCATCAGCTAGTGTTTATGCTAAAAATCGTTTAGATGATCGCAAAGGGTGTAAAGTGGAGGAATTATTTGAAACTACGTGATTATCAAGAAGAATTACTAACAGCCATCAGGAGGTCATTAGCGACTGGAAATAAAAGAATAATCGTCCAGTCGCCTCCCTAGAAGCGGGAAAACGGTGGTAATGGCCCATATCGCTAAAAGCGCTACGGATAAAGGAAACAGAGTATTGTTTTTTAGCCATAGAAAAGAAATCAATGAACAGGTAGAAAAGACATTTGCAGTAAATGGAGTTAACTCAAACCTGTTAACTATCGGCGGCGTGCAATCGCTAGTTAGGAAACTAGACAGCCTCTTTCAACCAGAAGTAATTTTGATTGACGAAGCTCATCACAGTAAGGCCAAGTCTTACTTAAAAATCATCGACTATTTTAAAAATGCTTATGTATTAATGTTCACTGGGACACCAGTCAGGTTAAATGGAGATGGATTTGATGATATTGCTGATGATTTGGTAGTTGGAAAATCTGTCAAATGGCTGCAAGAACACGGTAATATAGCTAACTTTAAATACTACGCACCGTCCATGATTGATAATTCTGTCCTTAAAAAAAGAGGTGGAGAGTTTACTAAGGATTCTGTTGATCAATCCATGAAATCGGTTATCTATGGTGATGTTATTAAACACTATGAAAAGCTAGCAAAAGGAAAGCAAGCTATCGTTTATACGCACAGCGTAGAAGCCTCTCATTTGGTTTCTGACACCTTTAATCAAGCAGGGTACCAATCACAAGCAGTGAGCGGAAAAACGCCTAAGAACGAACGGGAAGAAGCTATGCGAGCATTTAGAGATGGTGATTTAAAAATCATGGTTAACTGTGAATTGTTTACAGAAGGGATAGACCTGCCAAATGTTGATGTTTGCATTATGTTGAGACCAACACAATCGCTATCGCTATATTTGCAATTTGCAATGCGACCGTTAAATCCAAGAGATGGGAAAACAGCCATTATTATTGATCACGTTGGCAATGTGGAGCGTTTTGGTTTACCTAACATGGATAGAGAATGGCGTTTAGATGGAGAGACTAAACAAAAGCAATCCGCTAAGATTGGTGAGCCTACCACAAGAGTTTGCGATAACTGTTATGCCACCTATTGGTCCGATACTCGTATCTGTCCAGAATGTGGACACGAAAACGAGTTGACCAAACGTGAAATCGAAGAAATCAAAGAAGCTGAATTACAAGAAATATCTGAACAAAAACAACTAAAACTAAAAAATAGAGTTAGTACCTATCAGACACCTGACATGTGCCAGACGATGGACGAACTAACAGAATACCGAAAACAACATGGATACAAGCCAGGTTGGCAGTATTACATCGCTAAAAAACTAGGAATTTTATATTAAAAGGAGAAATACATTATGTTTACAATCGATTACTCAAAAGCAAAGGAATTTGCATCAATTACTGACGGAACTTACGAAACATTTATTGAAAAAGCGGTCCAAGACGCAACTAAAAATGGCGCAGACTTTATCAACATTCACTTCAGAATTCGCAAAGACTTCCAACAAGAGTTTCAAAATAACATTATCTTCCACCGTATTTTTGCCAAAAAAGAAGACGGGAAATATCCAGAAGGGGTCATTCATAATCTCGCTAAGCAAGCAGGTATTCCTGAGGGTACACAGTTTAAGTCCCTGGATGATTACTTAAATCAACTACTTAACAAGTGTCTCAAAATTACCGTTAAAAATGAAACATCCGAATATAACGGAAATACTTACAACAACTTAAATGTGAAACGTATCGAAAAGTCCGATATTCCATCTATGGTTAACCCTGTGGAAGAATTTAAAGAAGACGATCTTCCATTCTAATTATGAGAGGGATGATAGATTACGCAATCTATTATCAACAAAAGGGATTTTCAGTTATTCCGATTTCAAAGGATGGTAAAAAACCATTAGTCGCTTTTGCGGATAAACCAGCTTTTACAGAGCATGAGCTACGTCTTATATGGAAAGATAATCCTGATGCAAATATCGCCTTAAAAACAGATACATTTTTTGTCATAGATATTGATGTCCATAACGATGTCGATGGTCTGAAAAATCTAAGGGAATGGGAGCATGCAAGGTTGATACCAAAAACCTTGCAAGCAACCACGCCTAGTGGAGGACGGCATATCTACCTAAAAAAACCACAAGGTGTTTCCATGGCGCAAAATATCGGTTTTATTGATGGCGTTGATTTGAAGGCTCATGTTAACAATTATGTGCTGGTACCACCATCAAACAATGCCAAAGGCATGTATGTGTGGGATAAGGTGCATTCGCCAACCTCTGGCGAAATGACCGAAGCGCCTCTTGAGTTGATAACTGTATTGCAAGAATTAAAGCCTGCTTACGAGTATGATGCTAGTAGTTTTACATCTGGAGATTACCAAGGTAGCAATAAAACAGCTAAATTATTTGAGACGATTGTCCTTGGTTTTGGTGATACAGGTGGCAGAAACAACAGTCTCGCTGAATTTGTAGGTGGTCTATTGCTTAGAAATGTAGATGTTGAAATAGCATACACATTAGCTAAAATGGCTAATCACAAAACAGTTGACCCTTTAAATGATAAGGAGTTTGATCGTACTTTTAAAAGTATGTGTGACAAGGAATTGAGGAGGAGAAGTGGACTTTGAATTTTACAGAGAAAAATTAAATGAGGAACCTGGCATTGAACCAGGTAAACCCACAACATGGTCTGCTATCAAATCCAAATTGATAGCGTATCGAAGAGACTGGCTTGAAGAAGCTGGGAAAGATGTTAAAAATTTATCAGAACTAGCTGTTGCTATCGGAATAAATAAGTACCTGCATGTTATTACCTTAGAAAACGGGAAAGTAGCTATCTACGATCCAGACCAAGGATATTACATCAAGGACTATAAATTCGCTTATAAATTAATCCATATTCTACAACCTACGTTTAATGAGACAAAATGCCGTAACGTGTTGTTTATGTTAGCGAGTATGGATAGGAAATATGGGGCAATGGACTTCGAACCAGAATTCCAAGACGTGAGACGGTATGTACTAGTTAAAAATGGTATTTACGACAAATACAAACGCAAATTATTGCCTTTTGATTACCGATTTATTAATTTCAGCACTATCGAAACAGAACTTATTCCAAACGCTCCTCTCCCAACCATTGACGGTTGGGACGTGGAGTCATGGTTATTAGATTTAATGAGCGGAGATAAGGACCTCGTCAAGTTATTATGGCAAGTCGTGGCAGCATCCTTAAACGGTAACTACTCTTATCGTAAATCAATCTGGTTCGTAGGTAATGGTAACGATGGTAAAGGGACGTTTCAACAGATGATCAGCAATCTGGTTGGTTTTAAAAATGTCGCTCCTCTAAAATTAAATCAATTTTCAGAACGCTTCGGTCTTGCGATTATTGAGGGGAAAACGGTAATTATCGGAGATGATGTTCAAGCTGGTATCTATGTGGACGAAAGTAGTAACTTTAACTCTGTCGTGACTGGTGAGCCTGTGAGCATCGAGAAAAAAGGTGAGAACCCTTACATGGCGATTTTTAAAAAAACCGTCATACAATCAACAAACGGGATGCCATCGTTTAAAAATAAATCAAATGGTACTTATCGCCGCATTATCATCATCCCGTTTAAAAAGACATTCTCATCAAAGGAAGATAACTGGGCCATTAAAGATGATTACATTAATCGTAAAGAAGTGCTTGAATACGTCCTTTGGAAAGCTATCAATATAGATTTTGATAGGTTTAGTGAGCCGAAAGCGACACAAGAAAGAATGCATGCTTTTAAGCGAGACAACAACACGATACTCGCTTTTATAGATGATTGGTTTGAGCGTTTTACTTCTACTGTGCTCCCTACTAGATTCTTATGGTGGTTGTATAAAGAGTGGTGCAAAGATAATGGGCACACACCGCTTAAGCAATCAACTTTTGAAAATGAATTGTCAACCAATATCCCTGATGGCTGGGTTAAGAAAAAATCTAGAGTCGCAGGAAAATTCTTCCCGTCTGACGAAATACCAACAGAATATGGCCACTTTCCTTGGAATAATGAAAAAGACGCTAATGGAAGTATGCAATCTTATGTGAAGATTATATAAATGTTCCGTCTTTGTTCCATCCTTGTTCCATGACATGGAACAGCGAAACCCTTTGGTATTACTGGGTTTAATAGACTTCTGTTCCATGTTCCATCTTTTTCTTAATATTAATAAAAAAATAAATAATATAAATATATAGAGAGAAAAGCAAAAAATGGCGGAACATGGAACAGAAATGGTCTAATCCCTTGAGCCGCAAGGAATTGGTGCGTTCCACCCTGTTGGAACATTGGTGGGAACAAAATCAAAAAAGGAGAAAGTATGTACGATATTTTAAAAGATTACGAAGACCTTCCGATTCCTTCTGAATCGATTTACTATCACGACTGGTTAATTGGAAATATCACTAGCGAAGAAGCTAAAGAGCATTTTTATCGCAGTGATCATCCTAAAGGTTTTTTAGAACTAAGTGAAGACAAACAAGAAAAATTGCTGCACTGGTGTAAGCAGTTAGAAAAAACAAAAACTTATGAAAATGGGCATACCTCTTATGGATTAAAGCATAAGTTTGAATACCGTAAAAATGGTTTTTATGTTACAAACGGTCAATTCAAAGGAGCTATGTTGCTTGCTGGTTTTAAACCTAAAGACAAAAACAAATTGAATTGGGTATTTGCTTTTAGTGTAAAATCGCTAAGAAAAATTATCGATACAAAAAGGTATGTGATGGTATGACAACAGAATCATTAATTCAAAACCAAATTCGTGTTGGATTATCACAAGCGGGCCATATGGTTTTTAGAGCCAACGTTGGTAAAGTTAAAACAGCAGACGGCAGATTTTTTGATACAGGTTTACCAAAAGGTTTTTGTGACTTGTTTGGATTTAAACCAGACGGGCAAGTGTTTTTTATCGAAGTTAAAAATGAAACAGGTCGAGTAAGACCTGAACAGAAAAAATTTATGGAGGTCATGGCATCTAGGGGAGCGCTTGTAGGAGTGGCTAGATCTGTGGAAGATGCCTTAAAAATAGTCAATGACACTAGTAGATGATTTTTACAAACAAATGGAGCCGTCAATCAAAGCGTTTTTAGACGATAACATTACCATCGCAGATGAAGAAGAAGCTGACAGAGTCTATAGATCTGTCAAATACTATAAAAAACTAAACAGATTGCCGCCACCTGATGTATTGGAGTGGTTCCAACGAATCTACACGACAGAGAAAATGGTGGCGTTAATCAAGCAGTCTTACCGTCTTAAACAAAAAAAGACAGACGAGGATGACAAGATTTACGAAAAGTGGATGTTTAAAAACTACGGTGACGTTAAGCTCGTTAAAAAAATCAAACGCATGGACGCACTAGAAAGAGCTCGGAGAATGGGTCTATGAAAAGACACAGACAGTGGCATAACGATATTAAATATACACCTAGATCTTACGATAATCTGTTGCCTTACGATATATCAGAGCTGTTAATAGCTCACAGATGCAAAATAAAGATGTCTGATGAGGTTTTAGCAGACAAGATAGGTATTTATACTTGGCAATTAAAAGCGCTCTTAGAACGCAGAATATTGCCAAATGAGAGCGAGTGTAAATTGATTATAAATTTTTTGAGAGAGGTGGAGAGATGCTGACGGAAGATACGTTTAAAAAAATTGAGGAGCTTGAAGCTGCTTGTCAGGATACGACAGATAACATTAAAAAACCATCACACTATCAAGGCAGGCATGGCATGGAAGCAATCGATGTGGTTAAAAACTTTTCAGCTTGTCCAGAGCACGAGGAAGGTTTTTACTGGGGCAATGCTGTTAAGTATTTACTACGATATCATGCTAAAAATGGCATTGAAGACCTCAAAAAAGCAAGGCAGAACCTTGATTGGTTAATCGAAAAGTTGGAGGAAGTGGAATGAAGAAACCAAATCGTTATCCGTACAGTAAATCAAAATTTAATGGTTGTATTTACCAGTTGTGTGCAGCCAGCTTTAAAGATGAACAATATGTCAAAGATTTAAAATCATGCGGCATACATTATCAAATCACAAAAGTTGGTCATTTTCCTGATGTTTTTATAAAAATTGATAATCTCGAACAATTACAAGCATTAATAGATAAAACAGGACACGATTTAATACTTAGTAAAAACGAAATTTGGATTTATGATGACTATATGGAATGAGGAGTAATAATGACAACAGATGAATTATTGCAAAATTTACGTGATGACTTGAATAAAATAATGAATGTCCTAAAAAACGATTGGAAAGCACTATTGTTTCTTGCGATCGCAATATTTGGGATGATGGTAACCGTGTCGTATTTTAGCTATCGCGACGCACGACAATATTACGAGTCGCAAATCACAGGACTACGTACACAGCTAAGCAGGATACAAAAGCAGCTTAAACGTGCTAGTGATGATAGAGCTAGACAGACTAAGCGGATTGCGGAACTTACGCACAACGGAGGATGAGGAAATGGCAGTAACAAAAAGAGAAGCGGCAATAATATCGGCGTATACCGGAATATTGCTAGGCGATTTTAGTGAATTGCATAAATACGCCGAAGAGAAATTAGATAGATCTATTTCTACTCACGAATTTGGTTTTATGGGGGGTGAAATGAAAGCTGTTAGCAGAGATGATTTTTTAAAAATAAATGACTCTATTATTGATTGAGGAGGTGACGAAATGAAAAACGAAAATTTTTTAGGTCATGATCTAGCTGAACTATTAGAAGAAAAATTAGTAGGAAAACGACTTAAATCAATAGACGACGAAAAGATTGTACTTGCTGATGGGACAGTAATTAAAATTGAATTAAACGAGGGTTGTGGAGGTTGTGGAAATGGGTGGTCAGAATTAAACATCACGACAGAAAACCCAAACTTGGAATCTGCTGTAATGGGTGTTGAATACACAGAAAAATATAGTGAATGGGATGATGAATTCAAAATTTTTGTCTACATGACAGACAATTCTGTTATTGAGATTTACGGATATGACGGCGTTGGTAATGGATATTATGGATATGGTTTCTGGGTTACTGTGAAGAATCCTGGTGATCTAATAGAATCTGAATTGGAGGACTAATGCTAACTACAAATCAAATACACAAACTGCTGGGAGTAAAAGAAGTCTACAAAGCGCCTGACACGTTGATAAAAATAATTTTAGATAAGGAAAAACGCGAGGACTTATTCGGACAGTTTTTGAAATATGAAACAGATGTATCTTACGACTGGTTTATGCAATATTTTGAGGAAGAACAAGCTGACCGCAAAAATAAAAAGCAAGACTTTACGCCTAAATCGGTTAGTACACTATTATCTAAAATAATAAGTGGTAATCAATACTACGAGGTAGCAGTCGGGACGGGTGGGATACTTATCCAAGCATGGCAAGAACAACGATTAAATGACAGTCCATTTACTTATCGTCCGAGTAAATACTGGTATCACGTAGAAGAGTTATCGGACAAAGCAGTACCGTTTTTACTCTTTAATATGTCTATAAGAGGGATAAATGGTGTGGTGGTGCATGGCGACTCTTTAACAAGACAAGTTAAAAACATTTATTTTTTGCAAAATACAAAAGACGACATGCTGAGTTTTAGTGATATTAACGTTATGCCAAGGACTCAAGATATTGAGCGAGAATTTAATGTCAAAGAGTGGATTGGTGATGGGATAGAACACATTGAAAATCCACTAATTGAATGGATATAACCAATAACGGTATCACGCACGTTCGACTCGTGCGGTTGGTATTGACCGAAATTAAAAAATAGAAACGAGAACCTCCTTACACCAAAACAAATCTAACGCAGATTATCGGTCATTTGTTATTATTCAAGGCGCTAATACTGACATCGTACGCCTGTGTCAAAAATAAAAAAAGAAAGAGAGGGCTTTTCTCCACAAAACAAAAAGACGTCCACACGGAACGCCCCCTTGGTTAAATTTAAGCTTAAATAAATTATACCATATTGGGGGCTTTCATGACGTTTTTTCCTGAGATTGATATCCAAAAAACAAAATCCAATGCCAAGCGTAAATTGAGAGAGTATCCACGCTGGCGAAGGATAGCTAATGACGTAGATACTCAAAAAGTTACAGCTACTTACTCATTTGAGCCAAGACAACCGCATGGAGTTCCTAGCAAACCAGTTGAGAGACTAGCACTAAACCGTGTGTCAGCAGAACAAGAGCTGGATGCGATTGAGAGAGCAGTCAACGGGATATTTGATCCAGAGTATAGATTGATACTGATTGACAAGTATTTGCTCACATATCCAAAGACTGATTGTGATATTTATACAAAACTTGGTTATGAAAAAAGCCAGTATTACAACATGCTAGATAATGCTTTATTGTCGTTCTCAGAGCTATATAAAGAGGGAATGTTGCTTGTCGAGAAATTGGAAAAAAGCTGGAATTAATATGGAATAATTATGTACTTTATATATAATTATTCATGTTATTATAGTATTATCAAAATAACAAGAAGAGATAACCTTTTAACCAATTGGCTATTTATTTAGTCGCCAACTTTAACTACAATCAAACTTGTTATTTTGTAGCCTGATGGCGGTACAGCGAGTTGAGACGACAACTGGGTATGCAGGTTCGATTCCTGCCGTCTCAATCACCCAGAGATTACACGCTGTGACATTGCGTACCAGCGCTAAGTCGATGTCAAGGTTGGACAAGACAGTGCCAACCGACATATTAACCGCAAGTCCAAAACCAAGGGTCGCAACCTTGCTTGTGGTTAGCAGGGACAACGGTTGCAAGTCGGTTCGATTCCGACTGTTCCTGTTTGATAAATAGAAGTGTCCTAAAATGGGGTAGGCAATAGGCTTAGCATTCATTTGCTATTTATCTATGGTTAACCAATTAGTCATCACATTGTGGTGACTTTTTTATTTCCGAAAATTTCCGAAAGGAGGAACATATTTTGGCAAGAGCAAATAAGGCAAAAATGCTTGATGCTATTGAGTTTAAACTATTAAATCCAACCGCTAATCAAGCACAAGTTGCGGAAATAATCGGTATCACAGACAGACAGCTACGAAATTGGGAAAATGACCCAGAAGATAAATCGGGTTGGAATAAATTAAACGATGAAATCGCAGAAAAAGCTTTTGGCAAATATGCTCTTTCTGCGATTGGAACGCTTGTTAATCTAAGCAAAAACGCAAAATCAGAATTGGTAAGACTACAAGCTTCTCAAGATATCCTTGACCGAGCAGGTTATAAACCGACAGACAAGCAGGAAATCAGTATAGACGAGCCTATCGTACTTGCTAATTCATGGGTGCAAGACAATGGTAGTTGATTTAGCTGATATTATCCCAATTGGTTTTAAGCCTGTCGTGCAAGCGACTTGGAATCCTCAAATACTAAATATCGCTTGCAAAGGCGGACGTGGTTCTGGTAAATCATCTAATATTGCTTTTATTATCTCGAGGTTAATAATACAGTATCCTGTCAATGCGGTTTGTATCCGTAAAACAGATAATACTCTGGAGCAGTCTGTTTATGAGCAAATTAAATGGGCTATATCTGAGCAAGGGCTAGAGCGTTACTTTAAATTTAACAAGTCACCTCTAAGGATAACGTACATCCCTAGAGGTAATTACATTGTCTTTAGAGGAGCACAAAATCCTGAACGTATCAAGTCCTTAAAAGATAGTCGTTTTCCTTTTGCTATCGGTTGGATCGAGGAGCTTGCGGAATTTAAAACCGAGGACGAAGTCAAAACTATCACTAACTCCCTATTGCGTGGGGAACTCGGTGATGGTCTTTTTTATAAATTTTTTTATACATACAATCCACCTAAACGTAAACAGTCTTGGGTTAACAAAAAATATGAGAGCCAATTTCAGCCGTCTAATACGTTTGTACACGCATCTACGTATAAAGATAATCCTTTTATTGCCAAAGAGTTTATAGCCGAGGCAGAAGCCACGAGAGAGCGTTCAGAACGTCGTTATCGTTGGGAGTATTTAGGAGAGGCCATTGGTTCGGGTGTTGTTCCATTTGACAACTTACGCTTCGAACGTATTACTGACGAACAAGTAGCCGATTTCGATAATATCCGTAACGGTATTGACTATGGTTATGCAACTGACCCGCTTGCTTTTGTACGTTGGCATTATGATAAAAAGAAAAATGGTATCTATGCTATTGACGAGTATTATGGTCAGAAGATATCAAACAGGCAGCTGGCTAAGTGGTTGACGACTAAAGGATATCAGAGTGATGAGATGTTTGCTGAAAGTGCTGAGCCTAAAAGTAATGCTGAGCTTAAAAACGAGTTTGGCATCAAACGGATAAAAGGCGTTAAAAAAGGACCAGATTCTGTCGAGTTTGGAGAGCGCTGGTTAGATGACTTAGATTTTATTTGCATCGACCCAAAACGGACACCAAACATCGCTCGAGAATTTGAAAACATTGACTACCAAGTTGATAGAGATGGCAACCCTAAACCTCGTTTAGAGGATAGGGATAACCATGCGATAGATGCGACAAGATACGCTATGTCAGACGACATGAGAGCGACTAAAACCATCGTCAAAACATTTAAGGGAGGTATCTAGTGCCAGAATTATTTATTGTGCCATCAGATACAGAGATGACAAAAGATTTGTTAAATGAGCTAATCCAAGAACATAAGTCGTTTAACGCTTATTATTTAGTATATAAGCAGCTATATAAGGGTTCTCACGCTATTTTGCAGCAAAAACCCAAAGAGCAGTACAAGCCTGATAATCGCTTGGTTGTTAACTTTGCAAAATACATCGTTGATACATTCAACGGCTATTTTATCGGTGTGCCAGTCCAAACGAGCCACGAGAATAAACAAGTCAGCAATTATTTAGAGTTATTAGACGGATACAATGATCAAGACGATAACAACGCAGAACTATCAAAGATTTGCAGTATTTACGGACATGGATATGAGCTTGTTTTTAATGACGAGAATGCGGAGATTGGAATTACTTATCTGACGCCTCTTGAAGCATTTATTGTCTATGACGACTCTATCAGACAAAAGCCGTTATTTGCTGTGCGCTATTTTTATAATAAGGACGGTGTTTTAGAGGGGTCTTATTCAGACGCCAGCAAAATCACTTATTTTAAAGATGGCGAAAAAGGCCTTGAAATCGGGGAGAGCGATCCACATCCGTTTGATGGTGTGCCAATGATTGAGTATGTCGAAAACGAAGAGCGGCAAAGCTTGCTAGCTAGCGTTGTGACATTAATTAATGCGTTTAATAAAGCTATCTCCGAAAAAGCCAATGACGTTGAGTATTTCGCAGACGCTTATCTTAAAATTTTGGGTGCTGAGCTAGACGACGAGACATTAAAGTCTCTTAGAGACACCCGCATTATCAATCTAAAAGACACCGATGCACAGCAATTAATTGTTGAGTTTTTACAAAAGCCAGATGCCGATGCAACGCAAGAGCATTTGCTCGACCGATTAGAGAACTTAATTTTTAGGACTGCTATGGTTGCTAATATCAGTGACGAATCGTTCGGTACAGCTAGCGGTATCGCTTTGCGTTATCGTTTGCAAGCTATGGATAACTTAGCTAAGACAAAAGAGCGTAAATTCATGAGCGGTATGAACCGCAGATATAAGCTTATTGCAAGCTATCCTACATCTAAGATAGGCCCTAAAGACTGGATTGGTATTAAGTATAAATTTACTCGCAATTTGCCAGCTAACCTCTTGGAGGAGTCTCAAATCGCAGGAAACTTGGCAGGAATTGTGTCGGAAGAAACACAGGTTGGTGTGCTATCTATTGTGGAAAACCCGCAAAAAGAAATTGAAAAGAAAAATAGTGACAAGCCAACTTTAATTAGCCGACAAGCAGGAGGTCTAAATGGCCAAAACACCACAACAGTATTGGAATGAACGCCAGAAGCAACTGTGGGCTAATTTAGAGACGTCAGAGCGTGCTTTACAGTCTAAGCTTAGTAAATATTACGCTGATGAAGCAAAGGCCTTAGAAAAGGAAATAGGGGCTTATTTTAGCAAGTATGGAAAAGACAACGTTATTGAGTATCGAAATCTTTTGCAACAGCTATCTAAAGCTGACAAAGACTTGCTTTATCGAGATTGCGAGCGATTTGCTGAAAAATATCCACAACATGCTGATTTAATGCCTGTCAGAACATCTATTTATAAACTAGATAGATTACAAGGACTAGAATTAAGCATTAAAATGCAGCAGTTGGAAATAGGTGCAATTGAAGAAGCGGAATTAACCAAGCATTTGACGACAGTCTTTAAAAAAGGCTATCAAGAAACCGCTAAAACAATTGGTTTCCAAACTGACAAAGTATCCGCAGAATTGTTTGTTAACAATGATTGGACTGGTAAAGGCAATTTTAGTTCGAGCATTTGGTCTAACAAAGACAAACTTGTCAACTATCTAACAAACGACTTTAAGACAGCTATTATCAGAGGAGATAGCTTCGATAAAGTCGTCAAACAGATGTCAGAGCGTTTTACTGTAAGGTCGCAGTCGGACATTACACGATTGATCATGACTGAGGGTACTTATGTCAACAATCAAGCGATGATTGCGCCGTTTGAGGATAGCAAAGACTTTGATGAATATGAGTTCGTCTCAGTTTTGGATGGGGCCACTAGTTCTATTTGCAGAGGATTAGACGGTCATAAATTTAAACTGAAAGATAAACAGGTTGGGGTTAACTTTCCACCGATGCACGCAAACTGCCGTAGCACGTTTGCTATGGTTATCCCAGATGATTATTTAGAGAGGTAAAAATGGATGAATAAGCGCATCAAGAAAAAACGTAAATTGGAAACAGCTATTGTGTTGCTGATTAAAGAAGTCACCGAATTACGAGCCATTGTGTCAGCAAATGCTCAAGCTACAAATAACGAGATAGACGCTGTTAAATCAGCGACGTTAGATAACCAAGCAGCCATCAAGTCAATCGGCGATGATGTCGACTACATCAAGCAAAATTACAAACGGAAATGGGGAAAAACAAGTAGTAGCAATACGGCTTTTTATTATGTCCTGTCGCATGACAAAAAACTAGGCAAATAAAAATCTAAAGCAATGCGCTGGGGCTTTTGAGCAATGGCGTGGGGCAGGAGGAAAAAATGGAAAACGAAGAAATCCTAGAACAATCTGGTGCACAAGAAGAAGCTAAGGAGCAAACGTTTGACGATATTTTGTCAGACCCTAAAAAGCAAGCTGAATTTGACAAGCGTGTGGCTAAGGCTATTGATACTGCACGAAATAAATGGGTGGCTGAGACTGAAGAAAAAGAAAACGAAGCTAAGAGACTTGCAAAAATGAATGCTGAACAAAAAGCGCAGCACGAAAAAGCGAAACTAGAAGCACGTATTGCCGAACTTGAAGCTGAACGTACACTGTCAGAAATGAAGAGTACCGCTCGCACAATGCTATCAGAAGCTAATATCAACATCTCTGACGCACTTTTATCGCAATTGGTATCTACTGATGCAGATAAAACCAAAAATGCAGTAGAAGCGTTTTCTGAGGCATTTTCCGAAGCAATCGAAAAAGAAGTCAAAGAACGCCTTAAATCGCCAACACCTAAAAAATCAAATGGCAATACTGGACTGACAAAAGAACAAATTTTAGCAGTCAAAGATACTGCGGAACGACAAAAACTCATTGCCGAAAATATCGGCCTATTCCAATAAAACAGGAGAAATTAACACATGGTAACATCACGTACTTACCCAGAAGAAAATCTAATCAAATCAACAGACCTTAAATACCCTATCACTATTGATGTCACAAACAAATTCCAAGAAAATATCTCGAAATTACTTGAAATGCTCGGGGTTACTCGTAAAATCTCGGTATCTGAGGGTATGACCCTTAAGACATACGCTGGTTATGATGTCACATTAGCAGAAGGTAACGTCCCAGAAGGCGAAGTTATCCCGTTATCAAAAGTAGAGCGCAAAATACACTCTGAGAAAAAAATCGAACTTAAAAAATATCGTAAAGCAACAACCGGCGAAGACATCCAAATGTATGGCTCTAACGAAGCTGTAACAAATACTGACAACGCACTTGTTCGTCAGTTGCAAAAGAAAATCCGCACAGACTTTGTGACTGCTCTTAAAACAGGTACAGGAACACAAGATGCTCTTGGTGCAGGATTGCAAGGGGCTTTAGCTTCTGCTTGGGGTAAACTGCAAGTGCTCTTTGAAGATTATGGTTCAGAGCGTGCGATTGTGTTTGCTAATAGCCTTGATGTCGCTGAATACATCGCTAAAGCTGGCATCACTACTCAAACCGCATTCGGATTGACTTACCTTGTCGATTTTACAGGGACGGTCATTATCTCGACAAACGATGTCACAAAAGGGGAAATCTGGGCGACAGTACCAGAAAATATCATCTTTGCTTACATCAATCCAAATAATTCTGAATTAGCTAAAGAATTTAATCTTTACGGTGATCCAACCGGCTACATTGGAATGAATCACTTCCAAGAAAATACAACGCTTACTATCCAAACGCTGCTTGTATCTGGTATGTTGATGTATCCAGAACGCATTGACGGAATTGTTAAAGTAACTCTTACACCAGGCGTCTAAGGGGGTAATCTATGGCTTACACAGTAAAAGCACGTTTTTTTGACTTGCTTGACAATAGCTTTTTGTACGAGGTTGGCGACAGCTTTCCTCGCAAAGGCTATGAGCCAAGCAAAGAGCGCTTAGAAAGCTTGTTATCTAGCAACAATACAGAACATAAACCATTTATTGAGGTGTCAGGTAATGGCAATAGCTTAGATGGTTTAAAAGTGGATGAGTTAAAAGCTAAAGCGGCAGAGCTAGGAATCGAACTCCCAAGTAATGCTAAAAAAGCTGAAATCATCGAATTACTGCAAGCACATATCTAGAAAGTAGGTTGACATGGACGAAACAAAACAAGCAATTATTGATCGTGTCCGTGTCCGTTTAGCAGACGAAACGTCTTTAAAAGAGGAGTTATTGGAGGAGTTAACGCAAACGGCTATCGACCGTATTAATTTAAAAGTCGGCGATGTCGTTTTTAACCCTCTTTTTAATTCCATTGCTGTTGATGTTGTTGTCAAAATGTATCGTCGTATGTATTTTGAAGGAATTGACACGGAAAAAGCAGACACAATATCAACTAAATTTATTGAAAACGTTTTGGCAGAATATGGCGAGGAGTTAGCGTCGTATAAAAAGGACCGTCTAGCCGTCTTAAATAAAAAGGTGGTGCGGTTTTTATGAGATTTGTTAATTTTGACTTAGTAACCCCACAAAAAACAGGGAAAAAAGATAAGCTTGGCAATGACATCACTAAAGATGTCGTCAAGCGTGACGCTAAAGGTCGTTTTACTGAATGGTCGGCTGATGACGTGTCCTTATACGGTCGAGATTTAACGTCTAGTGCACGCAAATTGCTGACTAATCAAGTTAGCAAGGCGGAAGCCAAACAAGCGTCACACGTTGTAATAGATGGCTCAAAATACAAAGTTGAATCCGTTAAAGATCTTGGTAGATGGAGACTACTCGTCATTAAAGGGTATCGCTTATGAGGATGTCAATGACAGGTATGCCAGCCTTAGAGGTAAAACTAAGGTCAATGAGCGATAAGCGTTGGGATAGGGTTGTCAACAAAAACCTCACAGAGATGTTTAACAGATCAGCAAGACCGCCTGGTACACCGATTGGTAAAAACACTAAAAGGCATAAGTCTGGCGAGTTGTTGCGCTCTAGACGTCTCAAAAAGGTAAACTCATCAAAAGGTGTTATCACAGGTAATTTTGGATATATCAAGGACTATGCACCTCATGTTGAATACGGTCATAGACTTGTCCGTAACGGTAAACAGATTGGCTATGTTAACGGGACAAAATACCTGTTTAATAACGTCAAAAAACAGCGTGAAATTTATAGGCAAGACATGCTAAACGAATTAAGGAAATGACATGTTAAAAAAACTGGGACTGGTTGATTTACATGCCTCAATTAAACAAAAAATTGAAGATAAGACAGGGTTGATGGCTTATGATCACGTACCAGAAGACATGCCATCGCCTTTTTATTTTATCGAGGTTGTGGATAAGCGACCAGAAGACACAAAGGTCATGTGGTGCGAAGTGTTTACGGTTTGGATACATGCCATAGCGGAAGCTGGAAAAAGCAAAATCGCTATTTATGACATGATTGAAAAACTCGAAGAAGCGCTCACAGAAGAATTAGTTTTGCCAGAAGAAATCGACATTTTGAGACAATCAGAAGTCGGCATGCAGTCCTTGCAAGAGGACGAAACTGGCGAAATGCATGCAATTGTAGCCTACGAAATCAAGGTTTCGTACGGTTTTAAAGTAAAAATTTAAAAGGAGAAATAATAGTGGCATTTGATCAAAATGTTTATTGTAATTTTGACGCGTCAGCAACAAAAGCTATTGCAGGTAAAGACATTATCTTAGCAATCTTTGATAAAACTGGCGCGAAATTACTTGCTATTAGTGGTCAGCAAGGGTTAACAATCAACCGTACGGCTGACTCAATTGAAGTATCGTCTAAAGATACAAAGGGTGGATGGAAATCTAAAATCCCTGGCATGAAAGAATGGTCTATCGATAATGATGGTCTTTACGTGCCGTCAGACGAGACTCACAAACAATTGGGCGAAGCTTTTGAAAAGAGCGAGTTTGTTTGTATTAAAGTTATTAACGGTAAAACCAAAAAAGGCATGTTTGGAGGGCTTGCGTCGGTAAGTGATTATAGTTTAGAAGCTCCTTACGATGATGGTATGACATACTCAATCAGTCTCGAAGGCAATGGAGCATTGATTGATTTATCAACATTATCATCAGAAGATGCTGGAAAAGTAACGGCTATGCCTAGTTAATGAGAGGAATGAATGGATAAAGAATTAATTATTATCGATGAAAAACAGTACGAACTAAAGTACAACGAAAAAACCATTGAAACCGTCGAAGCTTTAACTGGCAAAGCGTTTATGGATGTTATTGTAAATAACAAAGGGATGTTGTCGTTATCTATGTTGCGGCAATATTTTTCCAATGCTCTTTATGCGGTAGAAGGTGGTCGTGTGTCTAGCGAGCAAGGCTCAAACGTTTTTACTAAAGTGTTAAACACAAAAGGTTATGCGTATGTAAATATGTTAGTGATCAACACAATCCAGCGTGATTGCCCTTTTTTCTTCCTCGGCGCTTAGTTGACTTCGAGTATTTCGGTGGGTCTAGCGATAGCACAGATGTAGAGTATGACGGACTAGCAAGTCAGTATCACAAAGATATTGACTTTGCTTTTTATTTTGTCAATTTTGGGACAACGAAGTCCGAATTCTTGGAATTAACCAGACGGGAAAAAGCCTTTATCAGAAAAGCTTGGGAAGATAAACAAGTGCGAGAAGGTGAGCTTATGCGCAATGCTGTGCTAAATGCCGTTAGTAATGCTATGCGCAAAAAAAGCGCTAAATTTGTTGATTTGTGGAAGCGTCAGCAACAGCCTGCGGATATGGAAATTGTTGAAGCGCATTTGAAAATCATTAACAAAAACATCGCTGATGAAGGCAAATCTTGGGTTGATTTAGTCTATCAAGCTAACAACATGACAAAACCGAGCGAGGAGGTGGACAATGGCTGATTATACTTTAGGAGTGCAGATAACTGGTGACGCCTCTAAAATGCAAAAAGCGTTTGAAAAAGCGCAAGAGCAAGCCGAAAAATTAAAAGAGAAAATTAAAGGCTCAAACAACGAATCTGGCAACTCTTTTGATGGCTTGACCACTAAAATTGACGCAATATCTGGCAAGTTGTCCGCTTACGGAGATAAAATAAGCTCTATTGGCAAAAACATGACAACCATGTTTACCTTGCCAGCGGTCGCTGGTATAACAGCAGTTGTTAAAGAGTATGCAAACCTTGAACAGTCAATCGGTGGTGTTGAGACTTTGTTTAAAAAGTCTGCTAAAGCTGTGCAAAAAAATGCAAATACAGCGTTTAGACGAGCTGGTGTATCTGCTAATGAGTACATGGAGCAAGTAACTAGCTTTTCTGCTAGTCTAATTTCATCTCTTGGCGGAGATACAGCAAAGGCTGTCGGTGTTGCTGATACTGCCATGGTCGACATGTCTGACAACGCTAATAAATTTGGTACAAACATCGGGTTAATCCAAAATGCCTATCAAGGCTTTGCTAAAGGCAATTACACGATGTTAGATAACCTTAGATTGGGTTTTGGCGGGACGAAAGAGGAGATGCAAAGATTGCTGGACGAAGCTGGTAAGCTAAGCGGCATGGAATTTGACATCAATAACTTTTCGGACATTATACAAGCAATCCACATTATCCAAGATAATTTAGGCGTAACAGGAACGACAGCTAGAGAAGCGTCAGAAACTATTAGCGGCTCATTTTCGCAAGCAAAAGCGTCAGTAATCGATTTCATGGGCTCTCTTGGCGGAGATGGCAGCGATGTAGATGCAAAAATGCAAGCAATGATACAGTCGATTACTGTGTTTGCAGATAATGTCAAAGAGGCTTTAGGGCGCATTTGGGACAATTTGCCTTTACAAGAGTATCAAAAAAACCTACTGCTTATAGCTGTCGTTGGCGGACCTATCCTTGTTGTGGTCGGGACTATTTTTGGAGCTATTGCTAATATCATGACTGTTGTTAGCGGTATTTTAACCGTTCTAGGCATGATGACGCCAATAGGTTGGATCATAGTGGCAGCCATAGCGGCTATTGTCGCAGCTGTCGTTTTTTGGGACGATATTGTCGCAGAGGTCGGCCAAAAATTTGAGTTAGTCAAAATAATCGGCATGGCGATGTGGGAAAGTTTTAAAGATGGTGTATCTAGCTTTGGCAAGTTAATCCAAAATGTCGTTGGCAAAATTGGCGGATGGTTTGCAGAAGCGTGGAATACTGCATCAGACACAGCTACTAGGATTTTTACTAGGGTTGGAGAGACGATCAGTGGTATCTTTAGCGGTGTTGTTTCTGGCATTAAAAGTTTGATAAATGGGGCAATCGGTGGCATCAATAAGGTTATTGGCATTACTAACAAACTGCCCGGTGTCAACATCCCAAAAATCCCATACCTTGCACGAGGTACATCTGACTGGCAAGGTGGTCTTGCTCGTATTAATGAGGGCGGACGAGGGGAATTAGTACACATGCCAAACGGTACGACAGTAGTGCCGCATGACGTAAGCATGAAATACGCTCGAGAATCTGCTAAAGCCAATTCTGGCATTGCTTATGTTGATAGCAATGATGAGATTGCCAAAAGCGCCTTGAAATTAGCTAACGATGCTATTAAACGCCCTGTTGTGTTAAATATCAACGGCCGTGAGGTCGCTAGAACAACAGGTGGAGACATGAGAGACTACCTAAATAGTCGAGATATGACATTAAAACGATTGAGAGGTGAGGTTTAGATGACTACAATGACTTTTAATGATGTGGACTTATCTAGCCTCATCACTATCATGTCTGTCAATCGAGACATCGGTAACGAGAGACAAGCCGAAACTAACGACGCTCCATTTGTTGGTTTGCATGTAAAAAAGATAAAGACTAGCGCAAAAATAATTACAGTTGATTTTTATTTAAAGGACAGGACAAACGAGTACGCATTAAACCAGCTAAAACACAAATTAGCTGGTATTTTTAATGTCAACGAGCAAGTCAAGGTGACTTTTAGCGATGAGCCTGACAAATATTATCTAGCTATACCGATAAATAAAATATCGGCTAGCGACCCAATAGCTTGGCTAAGTCTTGTGAGCTTGGAGCTACTTGTCCCTGATGGCGTGGCCCATTCTGTGTCCTATAAAAAAATCACGAATTACAGACAAGATGGTAAGAAGCTGCTGATTGACATTACAAACAACGGTAATGTTGATGCGCATCCGATCATTACTGTTAAGCACAACGCCGAGAATGGTTATTTAGCTTTTGTTAATAAATCATCCGTTTTCGAGGTCGGAGACAGGGAAATAGCAGACGCTGAAATCCGTGAAAAGTCGGTCGTCGCTTATGATTTTAAAGACGAAAGAATAGTCAATGCCTTAACAGCAGGTAAAAAGAATGTTGCTATCTTAAATGACTCGACACAAGTTCTTGATAAAAATTTATTACTAAATACCGTCTGGGGAAGAAAACATCTCGAGTTAGAAGGAAGTGTTGCGCCAAGTGGCAACCATGCTGGAACGTTAACGTTTGATATTCCTGACGGAGGTAGCTTATATGACTATCTTTGGTGGAGACAAATTTTTTGGGTTGGGACTGTTTCCCAGCTTGGCTTTATCAAAATCATGGTATCAGACGAAAACGGACATTTTTTATATGGAGTAGAAACTATAAAAAGAACGTTAGGAACAAAAACAGAGTATAACTTTTTGGTCACTAATGGAAAAGGTGGATATAAAATAACTGATTTACGTTGGACTTTTGATGCTACTCACTTCGAAACACAAAACCCCTTTAACGAACCCAGAGGTTGGTCTGATATGACAAGGGCTGATGACACTGTATCTGTTTTTTGGTGGGGTTCTCAAAACAAGCGAGTATTCCCAGAATTAAAAGGCAAAAAATCTAAACAGGTACACATCGCAATCGGCACTATTCAAGGCAGTTCTTTAGTAACTCACATGTATATTGATGGATTTTATTATCGCAAGGACAAAGTACCGTACGAATTTAATATTCCGAATGCTTTCGGGGCAGGAACAGAAGTCGTTATTAATGCCGAAAATGACACAGTTTTAGTTGATAACATTCCAAAAGCTAACATCATCGCCGATGGCTTTTTTAGTTTTCCTAAAATTCCTCCTGGAACATCAACATTAGAGGTTTATTCCTCTAGTTGGTCTACCGCCAACCCAGATATTACGCTAAATTTTGAAGAAAGGTGGCTATAATTGCTTATAACAATTCACAACGCAAATTTAGAAAAAGTTGCTTATATTGATAACGATAAGCAAGACACCTTGAATTATTATGACGACAAATTTTCACAGTATTTAAATACGGCCAATTCGACATTTGAGTTTACGGTTTATAAGCGAGGAATTAAGTCCGACACAATCAAAGAGAAAGCCTATCTGACACTTACAGAAAGGTCTTTTGTGTCGTTTAAATATAATGGCAAGTCTTATCTGTTTAACGTAATGACAACAGACGAGACAGACATCGAGATACGTTGTTACTGCGAGAACCTCAATCTCGAGTTGCTCAATGAGTATGCAGGACCTTATAGGGCGGCAACTCAGATGTCTTTTGTCGATTATTGTAATTTGTTTGGCATCCTTAAAAACGGTGCTATTACCATTGGCACTAATGAGACAACCGACCAAAAACGCACAATCGAATGGACTGGTCAAGATACCAATCTTAAACGCTTGTTATCTATCGCCAATAATTTTGATGCGGAAATAGAATTTGTAACGCATCTTAAAAACGATTCTAGTCTTAAATCGTTTGTCATGAATGTCTACAAGAAGAACGACGCTACTAATCAAGGTGTTGGTCGTAGACGAGATGATATTATTTTGCAATATGGCAAAAATATCGAAAGTGTCAGACGTAAGATTGATAAAACAGGCATTTACAATGCTATAAGACCAAGCGGTAAAATAACAACGACTACAACCACAACGACTGCTAAACAAGGCTCTGTGCAAACAGGGTCTGTTTTGTGGTCTGGCGGTAACTTGACTTATGCAGGCCATGTGATGCAATCATCTGTTGTTAACACTATTTTAAGCCTATGTAGCAAATACAAGCTGTTACCGTCCGGTGTTTTTAGCCAGCTGTACCTTGAATCATTTTGGGGAGATACCCCAGTCGGAAGAGCCGATAATAACTGGGGTGGCATCACTTGGACTGGCGCAACAACTAGACCAAGCGGTATCAATGTCTCACAAGGGCAACCTCGAGCCGAGGGTGGTCATTATAACCATTACGCAAGCGTTGATGACTACTTAAAAGACTATACTTACCTCTTGGCAGAGCAAGGTATTTATGCCGTAAAAGGTAAGCTAACCATTGATGAGTACACAAGAGGTCTGTTTAGGGTCGGTGGCGCAACATATGATTATGCTGCAGCTGGATATGATCATTATGCACCTTTGATGCGAGACATCAGAGCAGGTATTAACCGTAATAATAACGGCGCTATGGATAACGTCGATAACCAATTTAAAAATGGTGGCTCGACTAGTCAAAATACTACTCAGATAGCTGCTAAAACAAAAGCGGTACTTGCGGAAGCAACCGGACTGAAAGGTCAACGAGTAGGCTCTGGTCAGTGCTATGCGTTAGCAGCTTGGTACGCAATGAAATTAGATGGGCCAGGTCTAAATGGTGGTGTAACTAGTTTTAGAGGACTTATTGGTGCTGGTGCAGCAGCTGCTCAGATTGGTACGGACTACAACTGGGGTCAGTTTGGCTGGAAAGTTGTACAACCGAATAAAGTCGCAGACTTAATCACAGGCTCGATTGTTAACATCAGAGCAAACGCTGGCAGTCCTGTTTTTACAGGCGCTTGGGGGCATACTGTTGTTGTTAAATCTCTATCTGGAGATACGCTCACAGTCTTAGAGCAAAACTATAACAACGTGCAAACAGTCCAAGAGCATACATATAGCGCTAGCGCTTATTTATCAGTTGTACAGACAGTCTGTTACCCGCCAGAAATCGTTAAAGGGAGACGTGTCGAAGGCACTGCACAAGCAGAACAGCCACAACCAGAAACAACCACGACATCTGAAGAAAAAGAGGTTTTAATTAACCCATCGCTTTACCGTGAGTGGAAAAACGAATCAGGACAAGTCGAATTTTACGTTAAAAACAGCATGCTCTATGCACCTTTGTCTAAATCGCTTTATCCATCAGCGTTTACAGGAATTGAAACTGACGATAATTGGATACGAAAAGACTTAGATGTTGATACAGAAAGTGAAGAAAAGCTTATCTCTGTTGCTCTCGCAGATCTGAGAAAACATTGTTATCCAGCGGTGACCTATGAAGTATCTGGTTTTATTGGTGATTTAGATATTGGTGACACTATCAAAATCAATGATCCAGAATACACGCCAAGCCTAATTTTAGAAGCAAGGGTTAGCGAGCAACACATCTCGTTTACAGAGCCTAATCAAAATAAGACCGTCTTTGATAATTACAGAGCTTTAGAGAGCAAAGTCTCACAAGGTTTAATTGACCGCATGAACGAACTAGCAGAAGCTGCTAAACCTTACGACTTGCGGTTAATGACAGATAACGGAAATGTGTTTTTAAACGGCGAAGGTCGTACGATTTTAACCGCTGAACTTTGGAAAGGTAACAAAAAGTTTGATGCAAGCTATCAATTTAAACGTGATGGTCAATTAGTCGGCGCTGGATTGCAGTTGGCAGTTGACGCTAAGGATGTACCAGCTGATAAACCTCTAATCATTACTGTTGAGGCTTATTTAAATAATGAGCTGATTGCAAGTAAACAGATTACGTTTACTAACTCGCTTGGAGAACAAGGACCAGCTGGACGTGGGATTGTCTCTACAGAGGACTATTACTTAGCGTCACCAAATCGTACAGGTGTCACATCTGCAACATCTGGTTGGACTAAGACGCCTCAGGAAATTACTGAGACTAATAAATATCATTGGTATTATCACGTTGATGTTTATTCAGATGGCACTCGAAAAGAGACTACACCGGCTATTATTGGTGTTTACGGCGATAAAGGTTCAGATGGCAAGCAAGGAGAAAAAGGGAACGATGGTCCAATGGGTCCGCAAGGTCCTGCCGGAGCGCTAGATGAAAAGCAACTACAAGACATCAATAATAAAATTGATGGCAAAGCAGACCAGAATTTGACCATCGAGCAAATCAATAAATTAGCCGAGTTACAATCTATTGCCAACGCTGAGTTACAAGCAAAGGCTAGCATCGACGCTTTAGCTAGCTTACAAAAGCAAGTACAGTCTGCAATAGCGGCAATGAATGCTAGCCAAAAGTTATCAGAGCAAGACCTTATTACAGCTAGTCAACGTGCTATCAAAGCAACCAACGACATCTTAGACTTAAAAGAGCAATGGAATTTTATTGACAATTATATGTCAGCGTCTGAAGAGGGACTTATTATCGGCTCTAAAGACGGTACAAGTTCCGTGCGTGTTGCCAAAGACCGTATTGCCTTTTACTCAGCTGGCGCAGAAGTCGCTTCGATTACTGGTGGTATGCTCAAAATTGATAATGGTATGTTTGTGGCTACTTTGCAAGTTGGACATTTTCGCGAGGAGATGTACAAAGTTGATGGGGTAGATAAACACATAAATGTTACAAGATATTACGAAACGATTGTGGGGTGATTAATTGGCAGAGTTTTGGTCAAACAATGATAGAGGTTACCGCATCAAACTTACGATTGATCAAGTATCCCAAAATACATTAGCAAACAGTAGCCAAGTGAGGGTTAAACTTGATTTGCTAAATACAACAACAACTTTTACTCAATATAGTTGTTCTGCATATGTTGACTTAAACGGTCAGCGGATAGACTGGTCAGACTCACCATCAGTACTTAGATATAACTCAACAATTTCTCTGATCGATAGAACAATAACAGTTAATCATAATGCTGATGGTACTAAATCATTTGGATTTATCGCTAGCTTTAGCGGCTCTGGTGGATGGTCTCCGGGTACTTTGACTGTTGGTAGTGGTACTTTTACACTTACTACCATCCCACGCTCAAGCTCCGTTGTTGTTTCTTCTGGTACTATTGGCAGTGCCATCACTATCAACATCAATAGACAAAGCTCTAGTTTTAAGCACAACTTGAGATACCAGTGGGGTAATAAAACAGGTACTATTGCAAGCGATGTGGATACTTCCGCCGTTTGGACTATCCCTCTTGATTTTGCTAGTGACATCCCAAACTCAACAAGTGGTAGCGGCACTATCTATGTAGATACCTACAATGACTCAACGCTAACTGGTACTCAACAAGTGCCATTTACCGTAACTGTACCAGACAGTATGAAGCCAACATTATCAAGTATTAGCTTGAGTGATGCTCATACCGTTGCAGGCAACGTAGTATCAAGTGCGGATTATTTTATCCAAGTATACTCTGACATTAGAGTCAATTTTGAATCGGCAAGTGGCTCTTATGGTTCGACGATTAAAGGTTATTACGCCGAGATTGTCGGTAAAGGTCAGTCTACTGAGCAAAATGGCGGAACACTGGGGAATATGCTGTATGACGGACAGATTACCATCAGAGCAAAGGTTATTGATAGTCGAGGTCGTGAATCGCAACCCGTGGATAAAACAGTCACGGTGCTCAAGTACTTTCCGCCAGCTTTGTCGTTTGATGTCGCAAGGTCTGGTTATGGTTCTGACACGCTAACAGTTACAAGACGAGCGTCTATCGCTCCGTTAAGTGTTTTCGGAACACAAAAAAATACCATGACGCTTAGTTTTAGTGTTGCAGAATTAGGTTCTAGTTATTTTTCTGCTAATAACGGCTCTGCAAGTGGGGCATGGGCAAATGTTTCTAGTTTGGTAAACTCGTCTGCCAATCTTTATGGTGCTTTCTCGCCGACAAAGTCTTATACCGTCAAAGGTATCTTGTCTGACAAATTTAGTCGCACAGAGTTTACGTTTGACGTCGGAACAGAATCAGTTGTGATGTCAATCGCTAAAAATGGCATCGGATTCCAAAAAATTTGGGAAAAGGGTGCTATTGACGCTAAAGGAGATGCTTATATTAGCGGTAAGTTATTTGTCAATAATACAGAGGTTAAACCGTCGTTTGACAAGACAGAGATTTTAAACATGGTTTATCCTGTCGGAGCTATTTACATGAGCACATCATCAGCCAATCCATCAACATTTATCGGCGGCACTTGGCAAAGATATGCACAAGGTAGGACTATTGTCGGGGTCTCCGAAAACGAGACGGAATTTAATTACGTTGGTAAAACTGGTGGAGCCAAGACTCATACATTAACCAACGAAGAGATGCCAAGTCACAGTCACGGGGATAAGACTATTAGCTCGGGTGGTAGACCTATCTCATCAAATGCTGGATGGGACAATACAAATGTTGGTTTATATAAATCAACAGATTACAATCAAATAAACGCTTTTAACAAGTCTTCTGGAGGTGATCAACCACATAACAACTTACAACCATACATCACAACGTACATTTGGCTGAGAACAGCTTAGAGGAGAATTTATGTTAGTTATCACATCAAATTACCCAGAACAAATGCCTGATGGTTCCGTATCTGGTGCGAAGGTGATGCTTGACGGGATTGATGATCACGCTGGTTGGCATATCCCGTTGACATTACCCAAAGAATATTTAGACAAACCTCAAAGCGAGGTTATGACACTTTGCGAAAAGATGATTTATCAACAATTAAAACCACAAAAAGCATTAAACGAAAAGTTTGCTAAACTCGATGCAACCATTGAAAAGGGTGAAAATATGCTTAAATTTGCGACTGGAATTTTAAATCAAATTATCGCAGCAAAAGAAGAGGAAACAACAGATGATGAAACTGTTGAAAAAATGGATTAAAAGGAGATATATCATGATGATTAATTATTTCGCAATGCAAATTGAGTTTGGTTGGATTACTTTGGAAGATGTACCTAAAAAATATCGTGACAAAGTAAAACAGCTTGTTGAATCAGGGAATATCGGAACAGAATAACGAGAGGCCTTATATGACGATAGATGTTACACTATTTGCGCAATGGTGTGTAGCGCTTACTGCAATAATAGTATTTTTAAAATGGGTGTCTGCACCTGTCAAACACGTTTTAGACAATAATAAAAGGGCTATGGAAGCCTTGGAAAGTGCTATCGTCAAAATATCTGACGACTTAAAAGACAACAATTTTAAATGGACAGAATCCAAAAACCATCGTGACAGACTACAAAAGGTCCAAGATCAGCACGAAATCAGAATCGGAATCGTAGAAGATAGACTTATTAGTCATGACGAGCAGCTAAAAACGCTCTGGAAAGTAAAAGAGGAAAAAAAATAATGGAAGAATTAATACAAGTTATCACTGGCTCAGCTCTATCAATTTTGACAATCTTTGCAGGTATTGTAGTCAAGTTAATCAAAGATTATTTGCTTAAAAAAGGCGGAGAAAAAGCGGTCAAAATCGCCGAAATTGTGGCTCGCAATGCCGTGGAAGCAGTTGAGCAGATTGCTTATGACAAAGACATCAAAGGTATTGAAAAACTGACAGAAGCTAAAATTGCGGTTCGTGACGAACTGTCTAAACACAATGTCTATTTGTCAGACAAACAAATGGAAGTCTTTATTGAAGCGGCTGTTAAACGCATGAACGACAGTTGGAAAGGTCAATAATATGGCAACAGTTAGCGAAGTAATTAGCTATTGGCGTGGATTAGCTGATACAAATCAAGGTTATGATGCCGACCTTGCGTGGGGCTGGCAATGTGCTGATGTGACTAATGGGACAACTACTAACTTTTTTGGAGTGACGCTTTGGGGGAATGCGATTGACTTGCTAGACAGTGCAAAGGCGCAAGGGTTAGAGGTTATCTATGACGCCCCTGGAATAAATCCCAAAGCTGGTGATTTGTTTGTTATGTACACTTATGCTCATCCTTATGGTCATACAGGAATTGTGATTGCTGATAGTGATGGTTATACTATCCAAACAATTGAGCAAAATGTAGATGGATACTCAGATAATAATGGAGATGGCATTAATGACCAGTTCCAAGTTGGCGGACCAGCACGATATGTCACTCGTGCCTTTTCAGACGGTGACGGTTATATTGTCGGTTGGATTAGACCGCCTTATAGCGATACCTCATCTGAAAAGCAATCACAATCACAAGCGCCATCAGGATTCCGGAAATTAAAAGACGAGGTCGGAACATTTGAGGTTATGGTCCCAGCGCTAAACGTTCGCCGTGAACCAAGCTTAAATGGCGAGATTGTAGCTTGTTACCAATACGGCATGACAGGAACTTATGATTCTGTCTATGTTGGCGATGGGTATATTTGGGTGTCTTATGTCGGTGCATCTGGCATGAGAAATTATATGGCTGTTGGAGACGCTGATGGCGATTACAATGTCAATCCATATTGTAAATTTTATTAAAAGGGGGTTATATGGGATATAACTCAACCAACCTTAAACAGGTTGACGGTGGCGATGTTATCAAACAAGGTGATACATCGTCACTTTTTAGTTTTAATTTGTTGGACGAAAACAACAACGTTATTGATTTAAATGGCAAACAAGCGACGATTTACTTTACACGTAATCGCAAAACCTATCTAACCAAAACAACTGATGTTATTGACAACAAAGTTGATTTTACGATTAATAAGATTTTGGAGATTGGGACATACTATATCGAAGTGCACTGCGATGGCTATGTCTTTCCGTCTGACGACAGCGTAACGCTTGATGTTAGACGTTCTGGGCAAAAATATGTCGTTAGCACTGATTTAATCACAGACACAACTATCCAAAAACTATCAGCTGATATTGAGTATTTAAAATCAAAAGTGACTCAAAATCAGCATCTATTTGAGCAAGTGTCACCACAAACAGAATGGACCATTACACATAATTTGATTAAGTATCCATCTGTGACAATTGTTGATAGTGCAGGTAATGAGGTTTTTGGAAGTGTCGAGTACATTAGCACAACAAAAATCATCGTTAGATTCTCAGCGCCATTTGCTGGCAAAGCCATTTTAAATTAAAGGAGATTACATGAGTACATTTTTAACAAATATCAACCTTAATAAAAACGAGTTGCAAAATGCAGTCGTACAAAATTTAGGCTCAGAGCCACAAGATCCAAAAACAGGGCAATTTTATTATGACAGTGTTGCTAATAAGCTAAAAATTTATAACGGGACATCTTGGGTTGCTTTAGACAAGGAAACAGCAGAAAGCATTGTTAACCTTATTAATTCTGGTGAATCCAAAATCGATAAATCAAAAGTCGATGGACTTGAAGAAGCAATTAATCGAGCGTCTATGACTGGTCAAGCTATCGCGACCGCTTTAAACGAAGATACTGGTGGCGTTACTGTAAACCAAGATAAAATTACAGGGCTTACAGATAAACTAGCTGAAATTGCGACTAACAAAGCGTCAGCGACTCGGGAGTCACAAGATGCTTTGCAAGAAGCCAAGGTGTATGCTGACCAAAAAGTAGCCGGACTTGTTGATAGTGCATCAGAAGATTACAACACGTTTAAAGAGCTAGAAACTTTTATTAAACAAAACGCGAAAGGTCTCGCAGCAATCTCAAATGTAGCCAAAAAATTTAGTAAAACGTTTGGCGATGCACGAGCTAAAGAATTTACAATCACACACAACCTAAAAACTCGTGATGTTAACGTCACTATCCGAGAGACTAACTTCCCTTATGCAATCGTCTACGCAGATATTAAAGTCATAGACGAAAATAGCATCTTAATCGCAACAGGTGCAGAAGTACCAACGCAAAATCAGTATACTGTGACAATTACTGGATAGGAGGCCGCTATGAGATATATTGGCGAATCACAACTCTCAAAAGACCTTGTAACAAAAGATTATGTAGATAACAAAGTGACTAATCTCGCGAGTAAGGATGATATTGTTAATTTAGGTAAAATTAAGGACTCGCAAACAGGTGCGTTTTTGGAAGTCAAAATAGTCCCAAACGGTCAAGTCCCTTACGACACCACTGGCATGATTGTGTTTGAACGCTCTGGAGGTAAGTAATGTCAGTACAAGAGATACCAGATGAAATTTTTTATCGATTAATAGAGCAAACAGTAGATACAAAACTGGTTTGGGATAAGGACACACAAATAGGTAGCTATTATATATCTATACACGATAAGTATAGTTTTGAATCTGGTAGAGATGTTAACATCTATAAAATCTTATCTAGCACACAGGCTGATGTGTATAAAGCTAATAAGTATAATTATCAATCATCATCAAAACCAGATACTAGCGTACCACAGCCGAAGCCACCAGAGCAACCTCCGCTCAAAAACAAGTCTTTGTATCAATCAATCACGATTGATGGACTGCCAATAGCTCGCGTTATCTGTAACAATCATGTTATCTGGTCTCAATCAGTAGAGCAACAAGAAGTCTACAACATTACAGCGTACGTAGATGCTAGCGTATCTAAGCTAAATGACTCTGCCATTATTGATTACAATCGAGATTTTGCGGCTTACGGCGTAAATTGGAGTCGAGTTGATAGAGTCGCCGTTGAAGTCGACGATAAAATAGTTGCTAAGCTACAAGCTCCTGTCTATGATTTTGGTGTTAGAGGTGGCACGACGATGTCTGTCGAAAAATGGGATTACCCATCAAATACAATAGAAAAATACAAAAATCCAACATTTAAAATTTCGCAGCATTAGGAGGTAAAGCTCCGAGATAAGACAAAACCGCTCAGATTATTCTGGGCGGTTTTTTGTGTTATAAGTAATTATTTTTTTAATTTTTTTCTTTCATTTTCAATTTCTATTTCTCGTTTTATTAACCTATGAAGGAGGAATGGAAGTAGTGCTAAAATAGAACAACCTGTAAGAAATATTGCACTTACTTTGTCAGAACGATTAGTTGATAAAATGGTCGATAAATTATTTGATAGACTATTTGTCAAAATAGAAGCAAAATATAATGAATTGAAAGCCAGTAAAATAGTATTCTTCCATCTATCTACAGTTAGCTTTTTATATTCTTCCTGCAAACCATCATATGTTTTAATAAGTTCAAAAGCGGAAACAATTATCCCATTAAAAAAAATACTCATTAAAAGAACGATAAGTTCATTGTCATAATTAACAATATAAATTGGTATCACAGCTAAAGCCATTCCAACAATAACACTAAGTAACGATGCTTTTTTGGACCTTTTCATAAAATCACCCTTTTTCTTTCAATCTACTATACATATTACTCGATTCAATCATCCTCAACAAAGGCCGTTAAAACAGACTAATTTCTCAAAGTCCTATTTAAGGGACTTTCTAAATAGACGTTGTTTTTTTAAAAAATAGCACAGATAGTAGCCTATACTAATTTTTCTTCAAAATTTAACTTTATACAAATTACCCCAAATATTAAATAAATAATCTAACATTTGGGATAATGTTCACAATCTAGATATTTTTATTAAGTATAAGTTTATGTTAAGCCGCTTCTTCAAACTCTTCGGTTTCTAAATTACTATCTTCTTCGTTTTGAGTTGAATCTAGCATCATTCCTGTTTGGTAATCCAATTCAGCTAAAGGAGATACGTTATCTAATGTAACTGATGTTACTCCAAAGTTGTCTACACTTTCTTTTTCACTACCTAACTTAATTTGAAGTAGATCTCCATTTTCATCAATTCCAACATACTGTAGAACTACTTGGCGAGGAACTAACTCATTTTTATGATAAACAGGAGTAACTTTATAGTCTAGCCAGAAGTTAGGGTGTAGAGCTAACCAGCTATCTAATCTATTTTCATAATAGAGCATTCCTAAAGGATTTTTGTCACTAAAGCCAGTATTAAGATATTTTGTCATTGTAACTAGGTTTTTAGGCTCGTCATTTAAGCCGCTAAATTGGTAACCAACTAAATGGCCACGGTCCATTAACCAAGTTGTTTTTCCATTAGCGTCAGTCAATTTGTAATTATGCCAGCCAGGAGGATTGAATTTAAGTCCTTTTCGTTTAATATTAGGCTCATCTTGATCTTTTAGCTGGATGTGTGCGAAGGTTGGCCTTTGCAGATTGTCAAGATCGCCCAAAACTAATTGGTAGCTACCAGTGAATGGTAAGATTCCTGGTGTCTCAGTCGCCTTCGTTCCTAACAAAATTTCCGTGGTATCAGGGAAATTTCTAATTTTTCTGGCTGCCGTAACAGTACTTGTGGTAAAAGTGGTGAGAATAGCTATTAAAATAACAACTAAACCTTGCCAAGTACGACGATTTGATTTAGACATATCCATGTCCTCCTTTTATTATTTACAGGTTAATTATATCACTTTAAATTAAAAAAACTTAAAATTAATAAAATTAATTTATCAATAATATTACGCTAAAATTTCTTTTTATTTAATATTCGCTAACAATCAATATTTTAGTTTGTAACAAAAAAGATGTTAATTAAATTTAAACGACCTTTAAATTTAATTATATTATTTCCTGTAAAATACGAATAAATAAGTAGGAGGGTAAAAATGCTAACATATGACGAGTTTAAGCAAGCAATCGACCGTGAATATATCACAGGAGACACAGTTATGATCGTGCGCAAGAACGGACAGATTTTTGATTATGTGTTGCCGCATGAAGAAGTGAGAAATGGGGAAGTTGTGACAATCGAGCGGATATCAGATGTTATGGCAGAACTTTCTGAGTCTGAATAA